CGGTTGATCTTCGTCTACAACGTCCCTGCCAACCAGCAGCCCGTTCCAACGACCATCCTCGATCTGTCTGACCAGATCACGCAGTGGGTATCTGAACCCTGTCCGATCACAAAAACCAAAGGCTTTAGATCCTTTTGCATAACTGCTCATAAATTATTGTATCCACCAGGGGCCATATACAGGGATGCTTTTTCCCTAGAAGCATCTGCCGCCAAATTCCATTGCTCCTCATATAGCTGCTTCAAAGCTGGGGCTATACTTAAAGATTCCGGTTTTTTGCTTGCTATCTGATAAGCAAGGCCGGCCACCATGCACGGCAGATACCGCGCCGGCACATCCATGTTGTTAGACGCTGGCTTGCCGGTGTCTTCTATTCTGTCTAGGTAGTAATACGCAAACGTGTAGGTCGTTGTTGCGTCTGGTACAGGCCAGAAGTGCAGTGTCAACCCTGTGGGCTTGCGCTCAACGTAATACTGTAGCGGTCTGCCCTGTGTGAGTTTGTTGGTCTGGTGGGCATACTGGCTCACCGAAATCCTCTGCATGGTCAGGTCAGATTGTTTAGAGGTGTCGCCTGCGTCAGTTCGCAGTAAACCCTCTATGATGTCCTGCTTTTCAGCAGTCAACGTGTATGAAGAGGTGCCAGCAGTCAGCGCCTGGGTAGCATCTCTAACCGTCCACAAGTTGAGACCACGGTTTTGCCACTCTAACATCAGCAGATCCAGGCTACGCCGCGCAGTCCGATAGTCGTATCCGCTTCTAAGCTCAGACCCTGCTCGCTCGAATGCCTCTTCAAATATATCTGAAAGGTCAAGAGTGAATGCTGTTGTGCCGCTAGTAGCCATTTAAACCATTCGTCCTCTTGTTCTTCCCTTACGGGCCAAGCCATTCCTGCACTTAGCTGCCTTGACTCTTTTTGATTTGGGCGCGTTCTTGATCTGCTTACCCATCTGGGCTCTAGTTATAGGCATATCATCACCAGTTTTTACACGACCAATATCTAGGAGTGAGCTTGCTAGGTGGCTTAGAGTCACACTTATGCCTAGCCCTGAAAGATTTTCTGCGAGCAGGCTGATTCTTTTTGATCTTCATATTCTGATCGCCATATCGAATTAGTTTTTCTTTGCCATCCTCACACGCCTTGACAACAAACTTTTTGGTGGGATGACCTGGTGTTCGCTTTGGCTTGTTACACGACATAGATTTCTTGTTAATCTTGCCGCCCTTTTTGTAATACAAACGCATTACTTTCTATGCCTCGCAGTCTTCTTGGCAACCTTCTTGGGTTGCTTAGAAAACTGCTTACCTTTTTTTGTATCTGCTCTTTTCTTGCGGCTGGTTGCCGCATACTCTTTGTCTGACAAAGCCTTGATCGCTTTCTTAGGGAGGTATCTTTCTCCCGTAGCTTTTTTGCCCTGAGTGCTTGGTTTGCCAGATTTGGTTTGCCACTCTTGTTTAGTCCACTTCTTGAGCGACTTTTGAGATTTCTTCAGGGCCATAAAAGTTACTCGTCATAATTCAACGTCAGCTCCTCTCCCCTCTCAATGTTACGAGAAGAGAAAAGACTGTACACAAAATAATCATCCCACTCTTGGGTGAGGGTCAAATAACAGTTCGGATCTTCTGAGTGATTAACAAAGCCGCCCAGGGGCGTTCTTATGTAACCCAGAATCATTGGCACCTTGATATGGGTTTCTCCCAAATCAAAGCCCTCTTCAATATCATCCACAGCAAAAACGCCAAGACCTTCTATTTCACTGGCAGATATCGTCAAGCTATCAGGTAGCGGCTTATAATAAAAACGGTTGTATCTTAGACCCACTAGTCTTTATAACCACCGCCAGCTTTTTTATAAGCAGAGGCCAGCATTTGCGCTTTTCTGGCTGACCATTGACCTGGCTTTCCGCCCTTGCCGCCAGCCTTTATTCGATTGAATAAACGCTTACGCATCCCAGGCTTGGTATAATTTCCAGCCTCGTTGACGCGAGACTTGGACTTTTTAGTCTTGCCGCCTTTCTTGTAATACTGTCTCATCAGCCGTAGTTCTTCTTCAGTTTCAGCACGACAGAGTAAGTATCGCCACTACTCGCGTTTGTGGTGGTGAAAAGAAGATCGCCTGTCTTGCCAGAGGCGGCAGCAGTGTTGGGCAAACCCACAAATTCAGAAAAGTCGAGCGTGTCGCCATAGTCGGCGATTAGCTCCCACGCCAAAACATTAGTGGTTGCATCGCAAAAGATCTGCACACCCATGCCTTTGGTTGTGTACCAGATACATTCGATGTTGACGCTGGTACAGGCACCCTTGCCTGCTGGGTCTGAACTCAGCGCTGATACATCCACCTTGGCAACAGCCGACTCACCTGTGCCATCGCTGACATTGGTGAAGTGCATAACTGCCGTGCGGGGGCCATCCTCAATAATTTTGGTTGTGACTACATCAGCCATCTTGTCCTCCAGATAAAGGGGGCCATGCCCCCGTCAGTTTATGATGCGTCTGAAGTGGTAGAGATACCGAAAAACTTGAGGACAATAACTGTGTCACCACCTGGATCGCCAGAAAGCACTAGCTCTACCTCATCGGCAGTTTCTGTAGCCGCAGTGGTTGTGCCACCGGACATTCCAAGAACGCCATTACAGGGGAAATAACCCTTGAAACCTGTAGAGTTGACAGCGGCAGAAATGCCATCGACAAAACCATCAGTGTCTGCGTCCGTGCCAATGTCGTTAAGGTTGACGGAGTTTGAGGCGGCAGTGGTAACAGCGACCAATACGCCCATAGGGATGAAGTTTGAGGGGATACCAATAGCGGCTTCTTTACCTGTCGTTGCACCGTTAGCTACGGTAATCGTCGCCTCGTAGGTGGATAACGTCATGGTGCTGGTAATAGCGCCAGTGGTGGAGTTTTTGGTGATATCTGAAAAACCATTTTCAGAACGGACGGGACCGCTGAATGTAGAATTAGCCATGTGATTCTCCTGTCGTGGCTAGTGTCTAATGTTCCATGTGGAACAGTTAGTCAGGGAAAAAGGGGGGCAAAGCCCCCCGATGTTTTAGGAAGTTCCAGGCGAGCCGTAAATTCCTAGTGGGTCAGATACTCCGAAAGAGTAACGAGCGCGAGCTTTGTAGCGCACGTTTCCTGTGTCAAAGTCTCCGTCCATTGAAGTTTCAAGCGCGGTGCGCTCAAAGTGCTTCATGCCGTTCGGTACATCGGTAATCAAGAAGAAGGCATTGGTGTCAGTCAGGAAGTGATTGACAGAGTAGCCTTCTGGGATTGACCCGTTGTTGCGAAGGGCGTTGATGTCGTTGTCAGATGTTCCGACTCGACCCTCAGTTTCGAGCAAGCGAGTTGCCACAAACTGAAGTGCGGGGGGAACAATCAAACGACGAGGCCGTGCCGCGATCAGCAGTCCACGCTCATCGGTAAATGCAGCGATGTTAATCACAGCATCTTCCAGTGAGGTTTCATTCAGATCAGCCGCAGTGGTAGGACGGTTGGAGTTGGTTCCACCGTTTACCAGCGGGTGAGCCGTGCTGAACAGCGTAACGCCGTCACCAGATTGGAAGGTGTTGAAACCGTTGTTCAACGGATTCGCTGACTTCACTTGCTTGGTATGCGCCATAGCGCGAGCCAATGCTTTGGTGTAGCGAGCAGAGAGAGAATCATAAAGATTATCCTCCATCGCTTCTTCAGTAATACTGAAGCCAAGAGCAATCGTCTCATGGTTATACCTAGCGGTGAACGACTCTTGCGCCGAGTCATAGCTGATGGCAGAGCCTTCAGCCTTGACAGGTGCAGCACCAAAGCCAGACAGCTTCACCTCTTCCTCAAACGAACGATCCGATGCTTCAGTTTCGTAAATCATCGTATGTTCGTCATCGTACCGCTCATACTCAAGCCCAAATAACGCATTAAGGCCAGGGAGCAGTTCTTTCAACATTTGTGCGCGTGAAATAGCCATTTCCTAAGTCTCCTTAAACGCCGAGCTTGGTTTCGTAGGCATGGCTAAGTGGGAGGTACGTCACAATACAGTCGGTGAAAGCATCACCTACCGCACTCTTAGGCCCATCCACGAAGTCCACAATACGAAGCGG